ACTATTAATATCTCTATTAATAATATCTAACCCATCCAAATCGGATTTGGTTGTAAACGGCATCATACGTTGTACATAATCGCTTATTAATGTATTCTGATAATTCACATCAGCTACATCTTCAAAGTCCAATTTAGACAAACGATTTCCTGTCTTTTGCTTATTAAATGAATCGGTTCTGATAATTGTAAAATCTTCAACACCATATCTCATTTTAATTTCAGTAATTACTTTCTTTGTATCGGACGTATCAGTATTGGATAAACGAACTCTTAAACGAGGTTTCTTAGGCATATCCGTTACAATTGGAACTACGCCATTATCAACATCCAATGTATAGTATCCATATTCATTGATAATATCAACTTCTTCATATTCAAGTGAATCTAAATCCCAAACAAGAAATCCATGTTTATCTACCGTTTCGCCAAAATTCTGCTGCAGGAGCGAGCCTGCATATACTACCTTGCACCCGCTCTCCGATATCATAATCTGTCGTTTATGTATATCACCGAGTAACGCAAGGTCATATCCATCAAACATATCTGTTGTGAAATGTCTGGAAGATACCACATATCCAATATCGGTAGTGGAGTTATCAACCGGCCCGTGAAATAGTGCAATTTTTTTATTTGCAGATAAAGTATTTGCTTTTGGCCAATTATCTTTATTATCAAAAATACTAAATACTCCAAAATCGACATCATCGATGGTATGTACTTGTGTATCTCTTAGATAGTGAAAATTTGGCAAATTCAATGCATCGACAATTGGTGTTAACACATCCAATCTATCTGAATTATTCATATTGCAATCGTGATTACCTGCTATAAGAATTGTTCTACAATGCTTCGAGCATTCTGTAAATAACCAACCAATTTCCCTAATCAATTCAGGTGATAATTCCAATTTAGCGTGTGCAATATCACCTGCTAAATATATAATAGAATTATCTGTTCCTCTTTTTCGAATTTCTTCAAACATTTTTTCAAATACTTGTCTATATTCGATATGCCGTTGCACATTACGGATATGTATATCTGCAATATGAAATATGGTCTTTAACTTACCCATACGTTATGATTTATATTAGTTTATAAACTATTTATTTTATTCAATAATAATTCTTCGCTTGAAAATACTTTACTTGCCTTTAATTCTTCGTGAAATTTTATATATCCCATGTCAGCTGCATCCTTATCTCTTAAATACATCATTTTAACACTTATTCCTTGCTTTCTGAAATATTCCGCAGCTTTGAGTGCATCGTTTATTGCATCGTTATCTAATGAAATTATAATATCAGTAACTCTACTCATAAATATTTTTTCCATTAATTGTTTAGATGGAAACTTTCCTAATAATGGTATAGCGTTTCGTTTTATTGTTATGGCATCAAACGCACCTTCGCATAGAATAATTGGTTCATTCCAATTTATTTGAGAATCGAATGCAATTATATTTTTACTAATTGGTGGGTTTTTGTATTTCATTTTTTCATCTGAATAATACGAACGGGATACGAAGTAGTTTAATTGTCCGCTTGAATCATACGATGGAATTAATATTCGAGACGAATATAATCCCTCTTTACAGTATCCAATATTATATTTGATGATTTCTTTTATACCAATACCTCGTTGGTTGAGATAGAACATTGCATGCTTATATTCAGGATTAAATCCCTTTGGCTCTTCGGATAGACTAATGAATTCTTTTGGAAGTTGAATGAATACTTTCGTATCGGAATCATCTTTTTGGGTTGACCAAGCGCTATCACCGTATATTTCTCTAATAATGGTTATAGTTTTGGAATCTACATCCAATTTACGAAGTAATGATGTTAATTTTTTTCCACCACTATTACAATTCCAGCAATGCCATTTTTGAGTGTCAATGTTGACTTGCATCTTTGGTTTATGATGATTACAAAATGGACAATGAAACGCCAACTCATTTCCTTTCAATGTGAGATATGTTCCCATTGAATTACTAAGGACATTTGTTACCCTATTCTTATTATTATTACTTACCATACCCCAAATATACGAAAACTATTTGATATTTCCAAATATTTTAGAACCAATCTTGTGGTATTAATTTATCGGCATATATAAATCCATTTTTATTACACCAATCGGCGTATGTGGTTTTTGAAGATTTATTTAATTTATTCCGTGAATTGGTAAATATGAATCGTATATCTAATTCCGGGTGTTGTTCTTTTATTAAAATATGCTTCTTTCTATCGGCTATAACGAATCTACCTTTAGTTTCTATTATAATTCCGTTTGGTAATATGAAATCTGGAGTATATGTATGCTGTGTGGCAGGTATTGTATATATGAGTTTTTCGGATTCATATTTTACATCGATACCATTACCAGCAATCTGATTCGAAACTATTTCTTCTAATCCCGATTTAAATCCATACTTTGCAGCAACCCATTTGGATTTCATTTGTTTTGTAACCAATTTAGCCATTTAATTTTTATTAGTATAATCTGAATATTTTTTTTCACTCAATATTCCACCTCTTCCAGATTTAAATTTATCGGCAGTTAATACTTGCGCATCTGCTTTTTTCAAATCATTTGTAGTATATGGAGTTTTTGCATTTTCACCAGCTGCATATGATATTTTATCTACACCTAATGATGCCTGAGCTGCTTTGTATAATTCTAAAATAGTTGCCATAATGTTTTTTGTTTAATATAAATATAAGTTAAGTATCAAAACGAATAATAAAATTTACAGGTATCTGTGGTTCGGATTTAATTGGCTTTGGTAATTTGGCAACTACCACCAAATCTCCGGCATCATCGTATAGTCCTATGGTTGTAATGTAGGGGGCTAGAAATGAGCCTGTTGAGTCAACTGAGCCACTTAAGTCATAGTGCTCGAATCCCGCATTAATTGCTCCTATTGAGCCGCTATATCTATAATCTAATATATTTCCATTATCCAGTGTTGATAATTTTTTAATATATTTTGTACCAGTTATTGGCGTTGTTTTAAAAATTTTATTATCAGTTGTAGTTATATATTCATCAACTTTTCCAACTTCAACAATTGCTGATGGATTTTGTGATATATTGAATTCATCTTCATTTACAACTATTAAATATTCATTTTCATAAATTGTTTTAGTTGATTTATAATTCAATTTCCATTGCGATTGTAGTATGTTTTCCAATGTTCTGGTAAATACTATTAACCCTTGATTGTAAAATACATTGCCAACTCGTATCCCATTATCATTTTGTAAATTTCCAAATGAATCATCTGTATAAATTTCTTCCGTTTCCAAATTCACATCATCGATAAATACCAATGAACCTCGTTGTATTCCTTCTCCTATATACGTAATTGGAATTGATATTATTTTAGCCGATTCATCCAATAATCTTTCTTTTGATGTGGAATCATCATATACGTTACTCTTATATCCACTTCTCAATATTGGATTATCGCCGGAATCATAATAAAATTGAGCTCGCAATTGACCATAAATGGTATTTTTAGGATATAGTCCAGATAATACAGATGATGATACATTGGCCTCCAACGTATCTATTTCTAATGAAGTATTATCGAAACTCCATTCCTTATAAGCCTTAAACGGCCTAATACTAATATCCGATTTTGGTATCTGTTTTAACATATCATATATAAATATCAAATTAACAAAAAACCCCCATTAAAGGGGGTTATGTATCAATTATAAGTTTTTTTTAAAAATCTAATTTGACCTTTATAGCTATTTCTCTATCGAATGATTTTACAACGGGCTGTGATGTTTTTGCTACTGCTAATAATTCATTTGCATCATCATATAATCCCACCGTTGTGATATACACTTTAGGGTCTCTATTGAATGAACTATTGATGAATTCTCCAGTAGAACCGGTTACAACAAATGTTGGATTATTTGAAAAATTAAATTCTCTATTATTTGCTCTTACAAAGTAATGTGAAGTTGATACATTTTCAGTTCTACGGACTTGGAAATCCGCACCACCTGCTAATGATTTCAACAACATTATTGAACCCGAATTTGCCGTATATGTAGACCCGCTTGATGAATTATTGTGATACACATCGGTCTGCGAACCATATGCTGGTGCTAATTTTACATCAACCGATGCACTCAATGCAGCTGGATTTAATAACACAATACCCATATCTGGATAAAATAATCCCCAACCTTGTCCATTTGATGCGGTTGGCGAATTTATTGTAGAATTCAATGATGAACCAATATTCAATGAACCCGATACTAAATTGTAAACTCTACCAGATGTAGTTACATTTTCATCAGTTCCACCACTATCATCTATTAGTGTAATGGTTCTTAATGAACCTGATAAACTTATTGATATGTTACCCGGGTCTAATCTTTCTTTGTATCTAGCCCTATTTATGTTTATTGCATAAAAGTTTCTCAAATCCAACCCACCCGCAGTAGTTCCATTATATACGCTAAAATACGAATCTCCACTTTCTAACAATATATTAGCATATTGGCTATACGTTGCTTTGCTTGGCAATGTAGATGTATCAGTTTGTTGTAATGTAGGTGCGCCAAATCCATCCACATCTCCATATGCGATTGAAAATTGAACTTCGGATGCATCATCTGAAATCAACTCATTATATACATCGATGTAGTATTTACCACTTATATCTGCTATTTGAGCAGATGATGTATATGTGGAATTTACGGTTAAAGAGCCGGCGTCACCGCTCCATATCCCCGATGTTACGATTTCTGTTCGATTTGTTACCTTATCAATTGCTCCAAATTTTTTATAAATTCCGTTGGTTACGGTTGTTAAATCGGAACTAATCTGCTCTCCCTCTCCCAAAAATTGATTTAAGATTCTAACTAATTCGTTTGTGTCAACGGGAGTTCCTGCTGTATTAGCGGCTCCTGCTAAATATTGTGATAGATTGCTTGCTAAGAGCTGTCCTCTATTATCTCTAATTAATGCCATAGTTTATATTATTGAACGTATGTTATGGTTACTGGAATTGTTTGTGAACCACCTGTTTCGTTACCATATACGGTTATAGTCGTTCTGATAGTCGAAGTTAACGATGGATTTGGTATAAATTTAAAAGTCAATCCTTTTGATACGGCAGCTGTTGCAGATACATCATCTCCAATGAATATTGGAACTGTTCCAACATCTGTGCTAACTCCTTCTCCAACGATATCACCGGCATTTTTATTAGCTAATATGAGTGTATATCCCATCCTTCTGTTTCCAGCTGGGGATGTGGTTGGTGAAAGTGCTACTTCCCCACTTCTCTGATTTACGGATATATTAGGAACACCGAACTCTACGATTGGAATACGAGTTGTGTTTTTTGGCAAAGTTACTAA